ATATATCCAGCACCATATAACCCAGTGAATTTTTTTACATTATCTATTCTTATAAATACTAATGTATTACTAAAACTATTCGGTAATAATGACACACTATTAGAAACTAAATCTATATGCTTACGAGCTGTTTTTTGTGTCATCCAAGATCTAAATACCGTTATATTCCCTATATTAGCATTTATTGTAAAATCGGCTGATACACCTAATGATGTCTTTTTATTTCCTGATATTCTAATATATGACATTGTGGCTTTAGCATCTTGTTTACTATCAGCAGCAGATTGCATACCAACCAAATCACCTGTTAATAAAATTGCTGGTTTATCTGACTTTGAGGTTGCTTTACTAGTTGATTTAGTTGAATTAGATGCTTGTTTATTTTCTTCTTCTTTAACCTCTTCTTCTTCTTTAACCTCTTCTTCTTTTTTTTCTTCCTCTTTCTTTTCCTCTTTTTTTTCTGAACTACCATTAGAAACGGTTGATCCTGAATTTCCACCACCATTACTACCACTAGAACCACTTGAATTTCCACCACCATTACTACCACTAGAACCCCCATTTGGATTATCAGTAGGGGTGGTAGTATTAGATTCAGTTCCGGTTTTTGATACTACATCGGTAGGTATAGAATTAACACCCGAAGATGTTATTGAAGTTAACATAGAACCTAATGAAACAACATTATTAACTACGTTATTAGTTACATTTAATACGTTTGTTGTGATTGTTTGAATACCTATTTGATCACAAGGGTTTCCTTTTCCGTATTCATTATAAACTGAATTAGCCCAATTATCAAAAGTACCGTTTTGAAGTTCTGTTGGTGTAAATGTTCTTACTTGTCCGTAATAATTCATTACAATTGGTAAAGATCCATTTAATCCTGATACATTAATACTTTTGTTTTCTTTAGTACAGGGATCAACATAAGAGTATGAAATGGATTGGGCTTTTACACTCAACCCACTTATCATACATAAAATTAAAATAATAAAAAGTATTTTATTTTTCGAAGATTCCATCTTTAATCATTTTGGATACTACCCTAGAACAAGCTGTTTCTAAGGATTTTCTTGTCGAAATACCAACAGTTGACTGTGCAAATTTCATATCAAGAGACTTCAAAAATGATTGACCATATTGGGTTGCTTCACCCATACCAGAACCTACTCTAACTTGTCCGGATTCAGCATCAACAAATCTAATTTGTAAGCCTAATCTTGTAGTTACTTCTAATTGCTTTTTACCTGCCGTATAGGTTTCTTGTTCATCTACTGAAAAATCATATACTTCAATATAAACAAAATACTTTGCAAGTTTAATTTTACCTTTACCATCTAATTTGTTTTCAGTAAAACCTTTAGCACTTGCTTGGAATTGTTTAACCATTTTAAGTTTAATTTCTTCTTTATCTTCAGTAAACTCAAATCTATTCGTACCTTCTAAGTAATCTAAAGCTATATTTGTAACACCTAACCCTACGTTTTTTTCTTTAAGAATTGGGTATGAACTAAGTACATTTTCACCAATTCCGATTGATAAGATTTGGATGGGTATTGGTTTCCCATCATAATCACTTACTACTTGTATTGATTGTTTCTTTTCGAAATCGGCTGTGTATTTTTCTGTTTTAGTTGTCCCACAACCAAACATCATAGCAGCCCCTAAAAGAGATACTATGAAGTTGATTATGCTTTGTTGGTTTATGATTTTCATTTCTTTGTTGGTTTTCGTTATTTAAGATTTATTACCAGGGTGCTTCTTCCTTTGGTTCTTCTTTTTTCTTTTCTTCTTTAACCGGTACCGGTTTTTCTATAACTTTTTCTTTAATAATTGTGGTATTTCCACCACCACTATTATTTTGTTGTTTTTGTTCGTTATTGTTTGATAGATTAATAACCACAGGTGCTGCTGCAGGTGCAGGTGCTACTTGTTCTGTTTTAGTTTCAGCATTATCATCTGAATGTCCATTAAAAAATGTTGTTGTTAGCCAAGTGCCAGCACCAAGTATTGCTGTTGATAATGTACCGATAATAGTTTTCTTTAAACCTGACCACGTACCATCGTTTGTGTTTTCTGTTTCTTCTGTCATAATATTTCTTATATTTATATGTTTATTCTATTACATAAATAGATTATTTATTAATTTTGCACTACCAATAATTTTACCATCACATTCAACTACCGCTGTATAAGCATTAGTTGGTAAATTTGTTAAATTAGCTGTGTATCTGTATTCACCTTTTGGCATTTTACCATTAGTTATTTCAGCTACTTTATGTCCGCTCATATCTATAAAATAAACCATAGTATTATTGTTATCAGGAATATTAAATTGAACTGACACTATACCTGTTGAAGGATTTGGATAAACTAATATATTTAAACTACCATTTAACCTTGATACAATTGGAGATGTTTTAAAAACCTCCACTCTACCATCGGTAGGTTTAATACTTAAATCTTTAGCTAATGAGTTACCCACAAACTTACGAGTTACATATAATGGAGAACCATTCCAGTCGTCTTTAGGTTTTTTAGCGTAAAACTGCATTACAACTACTTCATCACCATCTTTAACTTTATTTTTTTCACTCATATCAACACCACCCCATTCAACTACACCGTCATTAGGGTTTGTAAATGACATCCATTTAGCGGTTGAGTTAAGGGTTTTTACACCCCTAAACTCTAACAAATCTGTATCATATTTCATTGCTAATTGCACAGCACCTAGTTCTTGTCCGTTAGTTAAAACTTTCACCGGAATATTCACTAAATTACCTTCTTCTATTTTTAATGTCGGTAAATTAATTTCCATTTCATTTAATGAAGCGTAATAATCGGTTGTTTGATCTATAATGAAATTAGGAGCATTTAATGGATTAGTTATTTTAATTGGAACTAATCTAGCCATACGGAAACCTGTTTCATTTACGTCACCTGTTGCTAATACATAAACCGTAATTGAATCAACACCTGTTCTGATTGTGTATGAATAATTAGCACTTCCTGGTATATCTAACGAGTGGTTAGTTAAACTATCTGTTGTAATTGTGTTATATTGAATATCTGTAAAGAATCTAACGTCAGGTGTTGTAAATTTGTTAAATCTACCTGCAATTCTATTAAAAATTGTATATACATCTGAAATAGAGATATTACCTGAGTTATTTGGATCTGATGAATGGAAATCAAAACCTCTTGGGTTTTCAATACCTAATACAAATCTATTCACTTTTTGAGCATCTGCTGTTGTTACTACATTACCTAACGATAAAGTATCCCCCTTAACCTCTATTTTACAAGTCCAATATGTAGTATCTACAATAGGTTTAAATAAAAACTTACCATCTTTATCTGTTGTATCAACATCTACTAATGTCCAACTACCACCTGATTTAGGTTGTTTCCATAAACCTACTAATAAGTTTTTAGTGTATGAACCCGTTACGTTTTTAAACGTTCCTGCAAAATTAATAGAAGGTCTAATAAATGAACCACCAGCATTGAATTTAGTTAATGTCGTATCTTTACCTAAATTAGTTGAAGCTATTGTTGGGTATGCGTTATCAAAAGATAAGGATGTAATTCCTGTTAAATATTGGAATGTACTTGGATTTGAATGTTTGAAGTTTATATTAAATAATTCACCAGATGCGTAACTATAATTAAGGTTTGTTCCATCATATACTGTTGATATAGTAATCGTACCTTTATTTACATAGAACTGTAAATAAGAATCTGAACTATCAGGGATAATTAATCTAACTGATGGTTCTGTAAATGCTATTGTATCGTAAGTAATTTTAAATTGTAGAGCTGTAATTTTACTTGCCGTTGTGTTATTATAGCAAAGTTTTACATCTGTTTGGTTAGCTATTGAAGATGAAACCGTGTAATTTGGTTTAATGATAATTGAGTTTCCGTTAGGTGTTGGACACGTTTGTCCAAATACAATAACGGATAGGCATAATAATGCCAAAAACGATAAAATTTTTTTCATTTGTTGGTTTGTTTTTTAATTTATTCTTTGTTATCTATAAATACGATGAAAAGTCTTTTTTTATTAAAAATATTTTATTGGTATGATTTATTTTTACGATTAAAAATTTTATACTTAAAACACGTTATAGATAGTTACTTTTTATAGATTTTAACTATTTATATAATACAAATTCGAACTCGTTAGAGTTGTTATAAACTTTATTAAATATATATTATGAGCACAAAAGCACAACCAAAAAACAGCGTATTAGACGCAATCCTTAATCAGTACGAAAGTAATAAGGCAAAACCAACCACATTTATTACTATAATACATAGTATATAACCATTATTAATTTTTAAAAAAAATAAAAGTATAATTAATATTGGTATATGAAAAAATTAACCCTAAAAGATATTATTGACAGATCATCTGTTATTCATAATCATAAATACGATTATTCACTATCCATTTATAATGGATATCATTACGATATTATTATTAGTTGTCCTATACATGGTAATTTTTTAAAAAAACCATCAGATCATATAAATAAAAAACAAGGGTGTGTTAAATGTGGTGATAAATACCAACCAACTACGGATGAATTTATTATAAAATGCCAAAAAAAACATAATTATAGGTATGATTACTCAATTACCCATTACTCCAACGCTAAAAATAAGATAAATATTATTTGCCCCACACATGGAATTTTTAGTCAAAAAGCTAATAACCATTTAAATGGTCAAGGGTGTCCGAAGTGTATTAAAAATATTCCTTTAAATAGGGATATTTTTATTGAACGTAGTAATAAAATACATAAATTTAAATATAGTTATGAAAGAGTTGAATATAAAAACTACTCAACTAATGTTAGTATTATTTGTCCAATTCACGGTTGTTTTCAACAAAAACCATCAAACCATTTAATAGGGAAAGGATGTAATATATGTAATTCTTCAAAGGGTGAAATAAATATTAAAGATTGGTTAAATGGTAAAAAAATCAGATACATACAACAATATCAATTTGATGATTGTAGGTATAAAAACCCATTAAAGTTTGATTTTTATCTACCTGAATATAATATGTGTATAGAATATGATGGGGAGCAACATTACAAACAAAAAAAACATTTTGGGGGTATTATTGGATTAGAAAAAATAAAAGAAAGGGATGGTATAAAAAATCAATATTGTGACGATAAAAACATAACTCTTTTAAGAGTTAATTTTAAAGAAAATACTATTGATAAATTAGAATCTTTTTTTCATTCTTAAAAAAATATAACTCTTTTGAGTTGTTAATAATAAAATAAAAACAAAAAAACAAAAATTATGAGCACAAAAGCACAACCAAAAAACAGCGTATTGGACGCAATTTTAAAGCAGTACGAAAGTAACAAATCAAAACCAAGAAAAGAGATTAACCTTGATAAATACTTCACAACAATGTTACCAAAAGGTAAACTCACAGACAAAAAGAAATTCAGAATTATTCCTGTTGGCGAAGGTCAATCACCATTCGTAGAAGTATGGTTTCACAATGTCCAAATTAATGGAGAATGGAAGAAATTATATTGTCCTGAAAAAAATGCTGGTGACCCTTGTCCATTTTGTGAAGTGGCATCTGAATTAGATAAATCAGGTTCAAAAGAAGATAAAGACTTAGCTAAAACTTACAAACCTAAAAAGTTCTATATCGTAAAGGGTATTGAAAGAGGTAAGGAAGATGAAGGTGTTAAATTTTGGAGATTCCCACACAACTATAAAGGTGCTGGTGTATTTGACAAAATGATAGCGGTATTTTCTGAAAAAGGTGATATTTCACACGC